ATATATGCTAAAAGGCTCTTATTATCAACCCATTATTCCTACGAATATTACGCGGGGGATTAATAATGTTTCATTAGATGAAGAAATTTCTTTAATGGATGACGGGGGGATAGATATTAAGGGATTTTCTTTTTTAAATCCAGATCATGTATCTGCTGCTTTATGTAGCTACTCTAAAATTAAAGAGGAAGTATGGGATAATTTTACTTGCGATGCCTATTACATGATTATTGATTTAGAAAGACTAGTAGATTCTGTTCTAGAATATGATTATCCAATGTATTATGATATAGTTATATACAAAATAGATGGTAAAACAAACGAAGAAATTCAAGAAATTTTATTGCGAGACTATGGTATAAAACATTCTCCAGAGTATTTAAGCTCCTTATGGCGGAAGAAGATTCCTAAAATTCTTGCGGACGCCGCCCAAAAGCAATGGTTATATTGGCATTATACTTTTGAAGAGCGCGGCCGCTGGAAAAGATGTTCTAGATGTGGACAAATTAAACCAGCTCATAATATGTTTTTTTCTAAAAATAGTACTAGTAAGGATCATTTTTATTCTATTTGTAAAGATTGTAGAAATGCAAAAGTTAAAAAGAAGGAGTGATGTTTTTTGCTAGGACAAATGCCAAATGAAAAAGGCTTATGTTATTGTGATAAAGAACAAAAATGGGCAAGAGAAATTAATTTTTATACTTACAAAGATGGTAGTAAAAGTAAGATGTGTAAACAATGTCTTACTATGCATATTGATAATTTTAATCCAGATACTTTTTTATGGCTTTTGAAAGAATTTGATGTACCATACATTCCTGAAGAATGGAATACATTAAGGGATAAGGCTTTTGCAAAAGACCCTAAAAAAATGAATGGTATGTCAGTTTTTGGAAAGTATCTTTCTAAAATGAAATTAAAGCAATGGATGCGGTATTCATGGGAAGATACTGAAAGTTTGGCGGCGCAGCGGGCGCAGATTCGACGCCAAGAGGCTGCAGATTATCAAGAACAGTTAGAAAAGACTGAACAAGAATTAAAAGAAAAACTTGCGGCAGGAGAAATTAATGAATCTGAATATAAGACATTAATGCCTACTCCTATTCAAAATCAAGACTTAAAAGCAACTGCGGCAGAGGAAATGTATGTTGAAAAATATTTTCCTGAAGAAAATTATTTAAAAGTTGATTTGCCAGACCCATCTAAAGATTTAACTCAAGATGATAAAACCTATTTAGTAATGAAATGGGGCAAGCTTTATACTGCGGACGAGCTTTTAACTCTTGAACAAGATTATAATAATATGATTAACTCTTTTGATATTCAAGACGCTGATACAAAAAATGCTTTAGTTATTATTTGTAAATTAAATCTTAAAGCTAATCAAGCTCTTGATTCTGGAGATTATGATGGTTTTAAGAAATTAAGTAGTGAACTTGGCAATCAGCGGAAGCTCGCTAATTTTGCGGCGGCCGCTCGGAAACGCGATCAAAAGGGGTCAGGTTTTGTTGATTCTATAGGCGAAATTGTTGCTTATTGTGAAAAGAATGGAGGGCAAATTCCTCGTATGAATATTGACGAACCATTAGATAAAGTAGATGTAATTATTCAAGATCTTAAAGATTATACGCGAGAGTTAATTTATCAGGATACTGCATTAGCTAGTCAAATTGAAGATTATTTGAAGCGACGTGAAATTCTTGAGCAGCAAAAGAAAGATAAAGCAGATGCAAAAGAAAAAGGATTTGATACATATCAAGTAACTGATGAAGACTTAGCTGCTTTTGAAGAGATGCGGCGGCAGCAAATTGCAGAAGATGAAGAGCATATGCAGCAGGGGAGTGATGAATAATGGCTCTTGCTGAGTTATTAGAATTATCTGCTCAACGCAATTTTAAACAGGGATTATCTGAAGAAAGATTATCTGCGCAGGTTGATAATATTCGTAATCTTATTGCCTTTTGGCGGGAATATCCTGATTTGTTTATAGATTTTATCAAAGGGTCAGATAGTACATTTCATTTTTATTTTTATCAGCGTATTTTTATTCGAGTTGTTATGCGGCATAGGTATGTTTACTCTACCTTCCCTCGTGCTTATTCTAAATCATTTTTAAGTATGATGGTACTTATGCTTAGATGCATTCTTTATCCTGGGGCAGAAATGTTTGTTACAACTGGTGGTAGATAAAATAATAAAGTAGGAGGAGCACAAAATGAGTGCAAAAAACGTCCTTAGATATTTTGAAAATATTGATACTGAAGAAAAAGCTTATTGGTTAGGTTTTTTATATGCTGATGGTTCAGTGAGTTCTGCGGAAGATAAAATTGAGTTAGGACTAGCTGAAAAAGATTTACATCAATTAGAAAAATTTAAAGAAAGTTTAGGATTAACAAATAAAATTTGTTATAGAAAAGCCAGTAAATCATATCGAATTAGTTTTAGAAGTCAATCTTGTAAACAAGATTTAATTAAACAAGGTTGCGTGCCCAAAAAATCTTTAATTTTAAAATTCCCTACAGAAGAACAGGTCCCATTTTATTTAATGAAACATTTTATTCGAGGGTATTTTGATGGAGATGGTTGGTTTACTAATACTCCAGATTGTTTTCAAGTAGGTTTAATTGGGACTGAAGATTTTATTAATGGATTTTTAAATATTATTGATAATATTAATAAAAATAATAAATTATTTAATGTACATCGAACTGATGGAGCAAAACGATATATGTTTGGTGCTTATCAAGATGTTTTAAATTTTCTTAATTGGATGTATAAAGATGCAAATATTTATTTAGATAGAAAATATAAGTATTATATAGATTTTATAACTAATGGAAGCCAGTATCATAAAATAAAACATTAATTGCCACCTTATTAAAGTAATTTAATAATAAAATACTGCGGAATTAAGCTGGAACCCTGAGATGGGAATCAGAACCGAAGGCTATACGAAGTATAGTCAGGGGCAACGCATAGTAGGTGAAAAGATATAATCCTACCACGAGGCCGCAGCTCCTATTAAATAGGATGAAAAGATATGCTGAACTTATACGAAAGCAAGTATAAGAAGTAGAGATAAAAAGCTCTATGATAACATATTGAAAGAACAGGCCGCAAGTATTACAATTGCAAAGATAGATGAAATTTGTAGATTAATTCCAGCTTTACAAAATGAAATTAATTGGGAGCGTGGAGTTACTAAAAAAACAAAAGATGATGTTGAATATGTTTTTAAGAACGGATCAAAGATTAATATCTTAGCGGCGCGACCTAGTTCTCGTGGACAGCGTAGAACTGGAGGTTTGATGGAAGAATGTGTCTTGATTGATGGTGATATACTTAATGAAGTTATAATCCCTAACCGTCGTGCGGTGTGGGGCCTAGCTGCGTGAGCAGTTAGTGAATAACCGGGTGAACCTATGACACAAGGGTGTAGATAATAATATCTGCTAACGGGGAAGAGTCAAGAATCCCGTGCCAAGCACTAGAAATAGTGAAGGTGTAGAGACTAAGAGTGATGAGTGTAGCTCTGTAGGACGGATTTGGTCACCGTTCCAAGTGCCCGGCAACTATTTGAAAATTTTTGGACAACTTTAATAAACTTACTCATCGGGATTTTTTAATGACAATGAGGGATGATAGGGTCCTATCATAAAAATTAAAAAGGAGATTTACCATGAGTGAGTGGAAAAAAATTATTATAGATAATAAGGAAACTAATTATAGCATATCTGATAAAGGTGAAGTAAGAAATGATGTAACTACTTTACCTATGAAGTTGGGATTGCAACAAGGTTATTTACATGTTGGTTTAGCAATAGGCGGTAAAGTTAAAAGAATGAGAGTGCATAGGTTAGTTGCTCAAGCTTTTATTCCAAATCCAGAAAATAAACCTTACGTAAATCATATTGATGGAAATCGTCAAAATAATTGTGTAGAAAATCTTGAATGGAATACTCCTTCAGAAAATGCTCACCATGCAGTTGCTACAGGATTAAGAACTAAAACACGCGGACGCCCAGTGGTTCAATATTCTTTAGACGGTAGAGAAATGATGACATTTGTTTCTGCTACAGAAGCAGCTAGAGAATTAGGATTGCAACAAAGTAAAATTACTGCTTGTTGTTTGCGTGATCGTCGCACAACTGGAGATTTTCAATGGAGATATTTGGATGATCCTAAAAAAGATGATGTAAAAAATTATCAAGCTCCTTTATATTATAGTAAAAAAGTTGCTCAACTTGATGATGATAATAATATTTTAAAAATTTTTCCTTCATTTAGAAGTGCAGCAGAAGCTGTTGGAGGCTCTGCTACAGCAATTGCAAATGTTTGTAATGGGAAAAATATTCATCATAAAGGTTTTAAATGGCAAATAGTTGATGAGATAGTCCAAGAAGATGAATAATCTTTTTGACAACAAACGTCGATAGACTTCTTCCAGACGGCTCGCGCCATCCCGAGGAATTGATTAACAAAAGTCAAGTTTATATTACTACTGCGGGTTGGAAAAATAGTTTTGCATTTGATAAGCTTATTGAACTTCTAATTCAAAGTGTACTTGATCCTAATCAAACTATGATTATGGGTGGAACTTATGAAACTCCTGTTATTGAAGGATTGTTAAATCAAGATTTCGTTGATCAATTAAAAATGAGTGGCACTTTTAATGAAGAATCGTTTGATAGAGAATATCGTTCAATTTGGAGCGGCGATGCTCAAAATGCTTTCTTTTCTGCGGAAAAATTTGATAAATACAGAATTTTAAATGTTCCAGAATATGAACCGACAGGACGTAATGCTAAAGGTGCTTTCTATGTTTTAGGGGTTGACGTAGGCCGTTTAGGATGTACTACTGAAGTTTGTGTATTTAAAGTGACTCCTCAATTAAAAGGTGCGGCAACCAAAAGTTTAGTAAATCTTTTTTCTTTTGAAGCGGAAGATTTTGAAATGCAAGCAATTCATATAAAAAGATTGTTTTATAAATATCGTGCAAGAATTGCCGCAATTGATGCTAATGGACTTGGTGTTGGTCTTATTGATTTTATGACTAAAGCACAAGTAGATCCCGAAACCGGGGATGTTTTGTCTCCTTTTGGAGTGGCAGGCGGTACCTCCGAGGATGTAAAAGAAACATACAAAAAAGTTAAAGGTGAGGGTATTGAAGCTGATGCTATGTTTTTAATTAAAGCAAATGCTCCAATTAATACAGAGATGTATTCATATGCTCAAACTCAAATGTCAAGTGGTAAAATTCAATTTTTAATTGATGAAGCTACTGCAAAAACTAAATTAATGTCCACTAAAAAGGGTCAAAATTTATCACCCGAACAACGCAATGAAGAGTTGCGTCCTTTTGTTTTAACTACAGCTTTAAAAGCGCAATTGTTAAATCTTGTTGAAAGTAATGATGGTGTTAATATCATTTTAAAACAAGATAGCAGAGGGATACCTAAAGATAAATTTTCAGCTTTTATTTATGGGTTGTATTGGATTAAGAAAGAAGAAGAACGATTAAGAAAACGTAAAAATAAAGGAAGTTTAGCTGATTTAATGTTATTTTCTTCAACCTAAAAAATTTTTTGTTATTTTGGACATTTTTAACAAACTTTATTTTGTGGTTTTTAAAATACAAATAGTGAAGAAAAAGGAGAAGTTAAAATGAGAGCTTCAAGAGGCGAAATTAAAATTGAAGATGTTCTTCGTGCAGCGGGTCTGCCATTTGAGGAAGAATATTCTTTTGATGATTTAATTAGTTCTACTGGGAGGCCATTGCGTTTTGACTTTTGCGTTTTCGACGATAATGGTGATATTGATTTTCTTATTGAATATCAAGGTATCCAACATTACGAACCTAAATCTAAATTTGGTGGTTGGGATGGGTTACGTAAGCAGCAATTTAATGATATGAAAAAACGCGAATATTGTAAAAAACATGGTTATAAACTCATTGCAATCCCTTATTTAGATGAAGGACGTATTGATTATGACTATATAATGAAACTTGCTGGCTATTAAATTTGACAAAGCGGAATTTTTATATTATAATAGTCTAAGATAAAAGAGGTGTTATCTTGGTAAATAGAATGGAAGAAATCAAACGCAAAGGTTTTAATATGGCCTTGGCGGATAGCACCCCTGATGTATCAGATCTGCGGCAAATCCATGATTTCTCAAAAATAAAAGTTGGCATTAAACAACTTGCCGATGCAGTTGTTGATGTTGGTTCTTTTAAGAAAATCAATCCAAGATGGGGTAATA